AGAAGGGTTGTTGCGCTTGAAAACGCGGATAGGGGTGTTAAAGGTTACTGACATTTTGATTTACTTTCCATAGAAAGATTACAGCACCGTCTCTATGGCGTCCGCCCGTGAGCCTTACGGGTCAGTGCTGATTGAAGCTCCTATAGATAATTACCCACAAATACAAACAAAAACGCCCCTCCTTTTCAGGAGAGGCGTTTAGGACTGAGTTTTTTACACCCTCCAGCGGGGTCGTCTTTTACAAGCCGATTGTGCCGTACATGTTACGGGGATCGTGCCAACCTGTAGCGTAACGCTCAGAGGCCTTGTAACGCATGCTGTCGGTTTCAAAGTCGCCTTCAGAGCTACGCTCCAAGGGACGACGCATCACCAACATCAAACCGTTGTCGCAGTCGGTCTGAATGAACCAAGCCTTGCTTGAAGACAAACGAGTCACCACGTGGGCGCCGTTTGGCAACATGCCAGTTGACTTGATAGGGTTCAGATCGTTGTCAGCGCCACCGGAACGCAAAACAGACTTCAAGATAACTTCTGCTTGGAATTCCAAAGCAGGAGGCACCACGAGCTGGTCCGCTTTCAGGCGAATACGCTTACCGTTGTTGTCCACCGCAGAGCGGATCTGGATTAACAACTGTTCCACAGATGTCTGTGAAAGCGAAGCGGCTGTTGACAGTTGGTTGCTGAAGGTACGACCTTGGGAGATAGGGTGGTCGTTTGCGATCAATGTTTTACCGTCGCCACCGACATAGCCGGCAGTGAACGCAAAGTTCAACAAATTAGCACACAAAGTCTCTTTTGTCTCGATCATGGACTGAGCCAAGTGCTTCGAGAACGTTGAGCCGATACGGATGTGGTCGCCGTCTTCCATCAAGACTTTGGTCATGGCGTATGCCAAACCGTAGATCTTGTAGATGAAACGGGTGATGAACAAAGTACCGCCTTGGTCATACGAGACGGGTGTACCGTCAGGCATCTCAGGGGCTGTGTTCATACCGAACAGCATCACTTCTTCGTGATAGTTGCGGGGAATGCCGGTGATCTGGGTTACAAAACCCTTCCACTCGTCATCACGTTGTTGGTATACACCATCAAAGACTTCATTGAGGATAGGTTCGACTACCGCTCTAAAGTCCGTACTGCGCATTGGGGTTGCCATGTGCTACTTCCTTTCTTTAGTTATTCGACGTTAGCGGCAACGAACGTATCGTTAGCGAGCTTGACTTGCACAACAGTTGCTGTATCACCCCAAGCATTATTGATTTCACGACCGAGGTTCGTTACTTGCATTTGTGCTTGTGTGCCGACGGCCACTGCTGTAGGATCCAACGCGGCAGTTGAAGTGCCCAGACCACCGTTACCGATGATTTGACCAGATGAAACTGCTGTAAAGTTGAATGATTGACCTACTTGTGTGTTAGCGATCGAGCCGTTGGCTTGAATCTCATACACAATTTCGGGGTCCATAAAAATCCACATCACGATGTCAGTGGCTGTGCCCAAAGCTGGACCAAACCATTTGCTGACGGTGCGACGACCGGATGCGTCGGTGTATTCAACACCGCCGAACACGCCAGCCAAACGCATGTTTGCTGTGGGTGTGTTGCTTGCTACTACGAGAGTAGAAGTGCCTGCAGTCGTTGCTTCATCAAGCGCGACAGGGGTACCGCTGTAGAACACGGCGCTGGTGTTATAAGCACCAGTGTAGTTCAACGAACGGATAATGCCGCTAGGATGAAAAACGGGCTTCAGGCCAAAAGGAGCATAAGTTGCGCTCATTATTTTGGTTCCTTAAAGTTGTTTTAATTAAAACCGCAAATTGTTTGCGGCTCTATGTGCATCTTTTTCCATCTCCAAGAGGCCACCTTCCAGAATAGACCGTCCGCCTTTACCACCTTCAGCCTGTGAACGCACCTGCGACGTAATGTTACGCTGGTGTTCCAAAGGATCATCGTGGTGGAGCATTCTTGCCACTTCCTGATAAATGTCTTCCGGGATCTTGAATAAGATCATCTCATTACAAGATATACAACCTTCAAACTTGCCCGAGCTCATCTTGCCTAAGTGTTCAAAGCCTTTTCCTAAATCGGCGGCTTTCACTGGCTCATAACCCAACGCGATGCGTTTGTCGATTGAATCATACTGGTTTGTAGTTGACAGCCAGCAGAGGTGCATGCCGGGCACTAACCCACCCGGCACGTCCGGCAGTGCGTTGTTGGACCATTTGTCCCGAAAAGCCTCCAGCCTTTCACGCTTCACTGCTTCATCTGGCGAGGACATTTCATTCCGCGCCTTCAGTTCATCAACACGTCCTTGCAGACGGTCGTCTAAATCTCGTGTAATTCGATTGTTAGCCATGTCTTACCCCTTATTTTGTTACTCGGTTTTTACGGTCAAAGTCAGCGTAGTTGCGGATTGCTTTGGCTCGCTTGGATGTGTCGTCCCACATTCCTGCGTCTTTAAGCGCCTGCACACGTTCGCGGCTCAGTGTGAATGTGTTCTTAGCTACTGCGCTACCACTCACGTCTGTGCGGCCACTTGATGTGCCACTACGGCGGTTACGGTCCCCGCCACTGCTTACTTTGCTCGTATACCGATGAGGTAAACGTTCTTTCAATCGATTGTCCAGCTCGTCCCAGTACTCTGGGTCTGCTGGATCCCAACCTTCGCTTGCCAGCGCATTGTCAACTACCTTGGCAATGCGGCTGTCTGTGTCTTTACCGCTCGGATCATACCAGCGGTTTGAATGTAACCAGTCAGTAGCGTTTTGCTGAACCACCTCTGACGCGGGGCTCGGCACGTTGTTACGGGGCTGTTTAGCCTCCTCAACCTGACGCTGTTTGAGCAACTGCACCTGCGCCAACTTGTTCTTGGCGTTGTGGAATTGCTCCATGTATTCCATTTGCTCGGCCACGTTGCCCGCCTGCGCGGCCTGCGTTGCCTTCATCTTCGCGTACTCTACGCGCGTGGACTCGTCTTCCAACAAGCGGTCGATCTGGGCAAACTGGAATCCTACCGCGGCGTTTTCTACTTGGGCCAACCGGCGCGCAAGATCCTCGTTGCGGCGTTCCAGTGCACTGATCTTATGCTTTGCACTTACCTCGCGTTGCTTTGTCAGGTCCTTCTTCAGGCGCCGTTCTTCACGACGCGCGGCTCGAAGGGCCTCTCTGTCTTCATCAGACTCGTCTCCAGTCTCGCCACCCTCGGCAAAACCTTCTGGGTCACCGTCGTCTTTATCGTCGCCGGTTTCTTTATTCTCTTCTTCTTCACCCTCAAAAGGGTCTTTGTGGTCTTCCATGGCCGCCAACACGGTGCCATCTTCACGCTCTTTGATTGCAATGTCTTCACCAGCCTGCATCTCGGCTTTTTGCACTGATTTCATAACGAAATCCTTTATTCAACAAATGCGGGGAACATAGTCCTCGCTGTTTCAAAATTATCAATTGCACAAATAACCTCGCGGTCCTGCAAAATGATAAACACTACCTCGCCGTCACCGTGCGGTACCGCCCAGCGGTCGCCACCGTACTTGATCACACGAACAAGATCTCCCGGCTCTGCCCACGCGCCCTCTGGCCATGGTTCAAGCGTGCTAAGATCTCTGTACGCCAACGGTCCTACTGCCACCACCTTTGCAACCACCTCGTTCCATTTCTCTGTGGCCTTTGTATCATTAACTAAAATGATGCCGCCCTTTGAAACGTCCTTGGCTTTTCGCAGTTGGACAATGATTCGGTTACCCTTGAGCTTTACACCCGGATTAACAACCGGGAAACAGTCGGACTCACTCCGGCCGTCGACCTGATATTTACTGTCAGTCATTCAGATTCCTCGTCCTCTTTCAGGACACTGTTAATAATGTCCAAAGCCTCTTTCAGACCTTGGCCTCTCCCTACTAGCTGGTTGTATTTATCCCAGCTATCGATCCCACTCAAAACGCCGCTTTGTAAAAACTCAACAGCTTCTTTGATCCTGAAGATCGATTCATATAACGGGTCTTTCATCAAAAACCCTCCTTATAACTAAGTACACACAATTGTGTGTACTTCCGCCCTACATTATTTTTTAAGGCCTCTGCTGTTCACGGGAGGCACCTGAGAAAGGGGTGCCTTGGGTGCTTGCCTAGAACCAGAGGGTCCTTTTTCTACAGGTGATCCGGGGCCGCCAGCGTAGCCGGGTGTGCCTGTGATCTTGTAGTTCTTGCGAAAGCCCATGTCTTGATTGCCTGTTGCCATTATTGTGCTCCTGTTGGGGTTTGTTGTTGAATTAACTGTTGTTGTGCCTGCATGGCCGCATCGTGTGCACGTTGCTGTTCTGCTTGGTCTTGGTCCAGTCCATGCTTACGCAGGTCTGCGTACGCTTGGCTCTCTGCCTCCAACGCAGTCATCTCTTGTGAGTGTTGCTGTTGAACCTGTTGCGCGCTCAGTGCTTGGTCTGCCGCGATCATGGCCACACGCTCTTTGGAGGCGTTGTTGATGTCCGCAATCGCCACCTTGGCCGCGTTGTCTTGGTCTGCCAACTGTTGTTGCAGTCCAAGCTTGGCTTGGATCTCGGCAACCTTGGCCTGCATGTCGCGCACCTTGTCCGCCATCTCGGCCTGCATCTTTTCGCGCTCCAGTTGGAACTTGGCCTGCGCCTCTTCTGTCTTGCGCTTTGTCTCTGCCATCTGGGTCTGGATAAGAGCCTGAGACGTTGGGTCTGCCATAGCGGCGGACTGCATCTGTGACTGCTTGTTCTGTTGCATCTGTTGCATCATCTGCTGAACAATTGGGTTGATGCCCTTGAACGTTGTCTGCGCGTCTTGGTTGACCAACTGTGCGGCCATGGCCAGCGCCTCTTGGGCGGCTTGGTCCAGCTTGCGCTCTTCGTTCAACTTGAACGCGTCCTCACCACCCGCGGCATGTGACACGTAGTTGCGCATCGACTGCAGGTAGTGCAGTGTCAAGTGTTGCTTGATGTGCTCTAACATCAGCGGCGTGATGCTTGTTGCAATCAGTGGGTTACCACCATAAGATGGGTCCATCATGTACGCCAAGTGGACCTTCAAATGGTCAATGTGGCTCTGGTCTGGGAACGCGGCCGCTGGGTGGGCCATTGTCATTTGCACGTTCTCTAGCGCCGGGTTACTCTCGGTTGAGCCCTGTGGGTTAGGCATCACCTTGTCAATGTCTGGCACCTTCATCAGCTTCATCACGCGCATGTGGGCCTCGCGCAGGTCATACATCTGCGGGGCCTTCTCTGCCAACTGCAACACCAACTGGGCCTGTGTCAGGCGCTGTGTTTCGCTGAAGATGTTAGGGTCAGAGATCGGACTGACGTCTGAGTTGTCCTCAAAGTCTTCTACCTCAATCTCGGCGCCGGACTGGTTGTCCATGTCTTCCAGATACCAGTGGTTCAGGCGAGACAGGACTTGCAAGCTCTTAGCCTGACTGCGGTGCAGTCGTGCGTGGATGCTGGAGAACACCTTCGAGCCTTGCTCGATCATGGCCTGTGTTGTGCCAACCGGGGCGTTGCTGTTCATGTCAGCAATACGGCCCTCGCTTGTCTTCACTACACCTTTAGCGGCGTCAGTGAGCCAGCCTAACAGGCTGTACAGCACCGAAGACGGTGGGTTAAACGGCAGTGGCATCGCCAACTTGCGCACGTCGTCCACACCGGGCGAACCCTCAATCTCAACGACCTGAGTTGGCTCAATGCGGTCTGACTGTCCACCAATACGTCCGCCCTTGAGTTTGAGCATGGTCTGGCTGTTGTTCACGTGCGCCGCGTCCATCAGGGCGCGAAGTGAACCTGTCAAGGCCGCGGCCAGTCCACCGATCAGGTGTGGCATACCGATAGCGTAG